AAGAATGTTTATGGCTTTAATCAGTGAGTGTGATTATTTTGTAGGATGTGATTCAGTTGGTCAACATATGGCTAGGGCATTTAACAAACCGGGTGCTATTTTTATGGGATCAACATTTGAAAAGAATGTTACTTATCCTAAACACTTTAAAATTTTTAGAAATAAAAATAAAACCCCTACATACAGTCCTATTAGGGTTGGTGGCGTAGACAGTGAGTTTACAGATAGATTAAACGACGGTATTATGGCATTTACAAAAGATGACTTAAAACATTTTTGTAACATAATCAACTTTGATATGTATAGTGAATAACATCTTTTTGAGTATTTTAAAATGGGAATAGAAAAAGTAAAGAATGTAATATTAGTATCATCTGGTAAAGGTGGTGTAGGTAAAAGCACTGTAGCAGCTAATCTAGCTGTTAGTTTGTATAACTTGGGAAATCAAGTAGGTGTATTTGATGCTGATATATACGGACCTAGTCAGTTTATGATGTTTGGATTAGAAAATAATCAACCGTATAAGCTAACTGAAGATAGAAAATTCACATTGCCGTTTGAATCCTTAGGCTTAAAGATTATGTCAATAGCTAGTACCATTAGAGATGATCAAGCAGTTAATTGGCGCGGCACAATGGCAACAGTAGCATTAAAAAACTTATTGTTGAATACTCACTGGGGTGAGTTAGATTATTTAATTATAGATATGCCTCCAGGTACAGGTGACATACAAATAGCTCTTTGTGAAATGGCACCTAAAGCACAAGCAGTGATCGTAACAACTCCTCAAGATGTTGCTTTATTGGATTGTAAAAAAGGCATTGAACTTTTTGTACAAAAGAATATTAAAATATCAGGTATCGTTGAAAACATGAGTGGTCATGTTTGTAGTCATTGCGGTAACTTAGACAATATTTTTGGCGAAAACGGTGCAGATAATTTAAGTGTAAAATATTCTGTTCCTGTTTTAGGCAAAATACCTATTGAAACTACGATAAGAGTAAACGCCGATTTGGGTATGCCTATAGCGTTTACTGAATGTAAGACAAGTGAAATATATCACGAAATAGCAAGGAGAATAATACTATGAGACCAATGGTAAAAATGATTCATGCAGATGGATTTTTCCCTGCAGGTGATGTTGAACGATGTGTAGCAGCAGTTACGGATGCGTCATTTTCAGAAAAAAGTTATGGTTATGAGTTAGAAAACTTTAACATGGTTTTGGGTGGAGTAGAACCTATTTTAAGTAAAGTATTAGGTGAACGAGTAATTGTTGAGCATAAACGAAGTGGTATCTTTCGTAAACCTTTTAATAACATTATTCACTTTGAAGACTTTGATTCACTAAACGAATGGTGTTTTATTGTAGCATTAGAACCAAATACTTTAAATTTATACCATCACAAAGACCAACAAGGTAACATTGATGCTAAAACTGCATTAGAGGGTTGGAATCACAATTATAGAAACTTGTTTGAATGGGAACTACATACTAATGTATTGTTAGAAGCAAATCAAGGTGTGTTTATTAGACCATGGGTGTTTCATTCTTTGGATTCTAACTTAGTTCAGTATTACAGACTTTTTACTGATAGACATTTTAGAGTTTTAATTATAGGTGATGGTGCAAATCGCAAAGAGTTTTCACAAGAGTTAGCAAACCATATTGAAGGTTCGCAACTATTAGATTCATGGGATACTAGAAAGACGCACAAAGATATTGACTTTACTGAACCTGGATTGTTAAGACACACACATAGAGTATTAACTATCGCAAGAAACGGCACACAAGCAACACAAGCAACTATTATTGACATGAGAGCACCCTTAAAAGCACAGCGAGATATCATAAACGCAGATGTATTAATTTGGGTAGACAGCACAAACAGTGAACATAAACAACTTGACTTTGAAACACCGGTTTTTTATGATGCTAGAGTTACCAGTGTAAATACAACAGACATTCAACGAGTAGCTGAGATTATTAAAACAAAGAGGATAGCAAATGAGTGAAACAACAGAAGTAGTAGAAGTAGAACAGGAACCAATTGTAATTCAGCAAAGATATAAAATTTATGTTATAGACAATACATCAAGAATGCATACTATTCGCATTGGTAATGGTGTTGAATTGAAGGTATGGGAGAGTTCAAATGATTTTGCTAAGTTTGGTTTTGTGTCCACTGAGCAACCAGCACCCCAATTTATAACACATGAAAATGCCTTAAGTTTTTATAATCTTTTTATGGAATTGATTTTAGGTGACAAAGTGTTTTCGTTTAGAAATGAGCAATCTGTAATGATTTATAAAACTAAAAACTTAGTTGGCATACAAATAATTCCGGAAGAGTATTAATGAAATATAGTATTGTAATTCCAACATACAATCATTGCGATGATTTGTTAAAACCATGTATTGATAGTATTTTTAAGTTTACCAACATGGGTGACGTTGAGCTAATCATTGTTGCTAATGGGTGTAAAGATAATACTAAAGAATATTTAAGTTCACTAAAAGATAGATTTAGTAGTATAGGATTTGATGAAAATTTAAAAATTTGCTGGTATGATAAACCCCTTGGATACTCTAAAGCAACCAATGCAGGAATAAAAGTAGCTACTACTGATTATATTGTACTACTTAATAACGATACAATTTTGCTAAGTCAAGAAAAAGATACTTGGTTGCGATTATTTGAAAGTGAATTTGTAAGAAATCCTAAATGCGGAATAGCATGTGTTATTAAAGGATTGTCAGAACCGGCAGGAAGAGATTTTGCTATTTTCTTTTGTGTGATGATACATAGAAAAGTATTTGATGCAATAGGACTATTGAACGAAGAATACGGCACAGGCGGAGGTGAAGATACTGAGTTTAGTATTGAAGCTGAAAAAGCAGGATTTCAAGTGTGTCAAGTACTAGAAAAAACATGGGAGCCCGCTTCAAGTTTGTATACTGGGCTGTATCCAATTTATCACAAAGGCGAGGGTACTGTACATGATGTAACATTAGTGCCTGACTGGAATGATATCTTCTTAACTAATTCATTAAAGCTTGCTAAGAAATATAATTATGAATGGTATAGATGGAGGCTTTCTAATTATTGGGAAAGAGCAGTATTCTTAGAAAATGATCCAGTTTTCCCTAGAGAAGTTACTAGATACAAATGGGCAGCTGAAAATATTATAGGAAATAAAATATTTGAACTTGGATGTAGTTCTGGTTATGGAACACAGTTTTTAGCAGAAGATGTTGATTATACTGGACTTGATTATGATAAGTTTATTATTGACGCAGCTAGAGAACAAAACTGGAAAAGAAATACTCAGTTTATTAACGCAGATATTAATACATATGAGTTAGGTGATTACGATACTATTATTGCGTTTGAAGTAATTGAACACTTAGACAACGGAATTGAAGTAGTAGAAAAGTTAAAACAACACTGCAAACGGTTAATCATTTCAGTACCTATGTTAGAGCCTCCTGGTTTCTGGGGTCCTCACCATAAGTTACATATGTTAGATGAATCTTTTTTCCCTGGCTTTAAGTTCAAGTTTATTGACGGTGACGGAAACCTTACAGACGAACCTACTGAACGAGGAAACTTAGATAGCATTAAATTAATGCTTTGTATTTGGGATAACATATGATTACGCAAAATAAAATATTATGTTCTATATCAACTAAAGGCAGGTATCATACATTCTTGCCTTTAGCTATACAAAGCGTGATTAGTCAAACTAGAAAACCTGATCTTTTAATTATCTATGATGATAATGACACCCCTGAAGATATGAGAAATTTTCCTGTTTATCAGCAGCTTTTTAAGTTAATGGACTTAAAAAATATTAAATGGGAATGGCAATTTGCTGAGAAAAAAGGACAGCACTTTAATCATCAAAAAGCAAATGAAAAAGCAGCTAAAGAAGGTTATGATTTTGTTTGGAGAGTAGATGATGATAACGCACCCGAGCCTCAAGTATTAGAAAAACTAGAAGAGTATATGAATCTTAAGCCTACTGCTGGTGCAGTAGGTGGTGCTATTCTAACTCCAAATTGGGATGTTACTCCCAGAGTTGCTACAGGAAAAATAAAAGATATTGATAACGAGTCTAATATTCAATGGGGATATATTAGAAAAGTAAAAAAAGTTGAACACTTACATTGTTCGTTTTTATATCGTGCAGGAATTTACGATTACAACTTAGCATTATCAAAAGTAGCACACAGAGAAGAAACGCTATTCACATATGGTATTCATCAAAAGGGCTATGATTTATTTGTTATTCCGTACGCCACAACTTGGCATTTTAAATCAGATACCGGCGGCATAAGATCAACTAACAACAAAGAACTTTATGACCATGATGAAAAGATTTTTAGAAATTTTGTTGGACTTGAAGATACTACTGTTGTAGTACTAGACTCAGGTATGGGTGATCATATTGTGTTTAAACATGTGTTACCTTTTATAAAGAATCCTGAGGTGTATTCATGCTATCCAGAAATTATTCCAGGTAAAAGCATTCAAGAAGCTAAAAATAGATTTGGTGACATAGATCAGTGGAACATATACAAAAAAATGGATCAGTGGAATTGGCAAGATAGTTTAGAAAAAGCATTTAGGAAGTTATACAGAGTATGATCATTATCGCACCATATGCACAAAAACTTAGAAACAAAAAGAACAATCCAAAAAACTATCCTCATTGGACAAAGTTAATAAAAGAATTGTCTAAAAATGGTTATGACATTGTTCAAGTAGGCGTTGAAGGAGAAGAACCGTTAGTTTCTGATTTTAGGAAAAACTTACCTTTAACTGAATTAGCTGAGTTAGTAAACCAATGTGATACTTGGATTAGCGTAGACAGTTTCTTTCAACATTTTTGCTGGGACTTAAAAAAGCCGGGAATAGTGATATGGTCACAAAGTAATCCTCTTATATTTGGACATCCAGAAAACATCAATTTATTAAAAGACAAAAAGTATCTAAGAAAAGAACAGTTTTATTTATGGGAACAATGTGAATATAACAAAGATGCATTTGTTGAACCAACTACAGTACTGAAACATATCAAACAATTTATATCAAGATAAGTAATATGATATGAATGCTTTTCAACTTGAATTTTACACTAGACTTAGAGCTTGGAACAACCTAAGAACCGAACTAATACATTTGCCGCTGCACGAAAAATGTACTGAAGTAGATAAATTTTGGCAACAGTGCCCGGCAACAACCCATTATTTACATCCAGTAGATATAGACAGTTGGCCCGATCCTTGGCAACTATTAGATGATAATATGTATTGCCCGTATGCTAGAGCATTAGGCATGATTTATACGCTAGTTATGTTGGGCGTATCAGACATTGACTTAGTTGACGCAACCGATCATAATAGCATAGATGTGGTATTAGTCTTAGTTGACCGCGCAAAATATATACTTAATTACTGGCCTAACACGGTAGTAAATAACAAACTCGGCGACTTTACTATAACTAAAAAATATAATATTATACCCATCATTCAAAAAACAGGAACACTATGAAGATTTACGTTACTAAAAGATCAGGGAACACAGAACCCTTAACCATTGAAAAATGGCAACAGCAAATAGCTACTATATGCAAAGGAACAGCAGATGTAAGTCAATCAATGATTGAAATCAAAGCGCAGCCGCACTTTTTTGATGGTATTACAACAAGCGACATTGATGAAATAACACTAAGAGCCATAGTAGACTTAATTGATGTAGAAAATAACCCAGACGTTGGGCACACAAACTATCAGTATGTAGCTGGCAAGCAACGTTTATCAATGCTAAGAAAAGATGTTTTTGGACAATATCAACCTCCCCACCTCTACGAAATTGTAAAAAAGAATGTAGCTACTGGGTTGTATACACCAGAATTATTAGAATGGTATACAGAAGATGATTGGAATAAGATGAATGATATTATTGATCATGAAAAAGATGAACAATATTCTTATGCCGCCATTGAGCAATTGATTGAAAAGTACTTAGTAAAAAACCGCGCAACAAAAGAAATATACGAAACACCTCAGATCAGATACATGATCGCAGCAGCTACAGTATTTCACAAAGAAGAACCCAACTCAGCAAGAATGCGATACATTCGTGAATACTATAACGCTTCTAGTGATGGCTTGTTTACACTAGCTACACCAGTTTTAGCTGGGTTAGGCACTCCAACTAAACAGTTTAGTAGTTGTGTATTGATTAAAACAGACGATGATCTAGACAGTATTTTTGCTTCTGGTGAAATGATGGCTAAGTATGCTAGTAAACGTGCTGGCATTGGGTTAGAAATTGGTAGACTTAGACCCCTTGGTTCTCCAATCAGAGGAGGTGAAGTCATGCACACTGGTATGATTCCTTTCTTGAAAAAATGGTTTGGTGATTTACGCTCCTGTTCGCAAGGCGGTATCAGAAACGCCTCAGCAACAATCACTTATCCGATTTGGCACTATCAGTTTGACGATCTTATTGTACTCAAAAACAATCAAGGCACAGAAGAAACTCGCGTAAGACACATGGATTACAATGTAGTCTTATCAGCATTCTTTTGGAGACGATTTAAGAACAAAGAAAATATTACATTCTTTGACCCCAACGAAGTACCTGATCTTTATGAAACTTTTTACAGCGATACTAAAAAGTTTGAAGAACTGTATGTAAAGTATGAAAAGCGTAAAGACTTGCGTAAAAAAACAATGAATGCTGAAGATGTATTCAAAAGTGGTATTCTTAAAGAACGGACAGACACTGGTAGAATTTACTTAACCTTTATTGACAACGTACAAAATCAAGGACCGTTTGATACCACATATCATACGATTTATCAATCTAATCTTTGTCAAGAAATTTTGTTGCCTACTAAATCATTTAAAAGATTAGATGATGATAAGGGCAGAATCGCCCTCTGTACTCTTGGTAGTATAAATTGGGGAGCATTTAGAAATCCAGAAGACATGCGCAGAGCATGTAGAATTCTTCAGCGTAGTTTATGTAATATTCTTGACTATCAAGATTTCTTGTCTATTCAGTCTAAATTAAGCAATGATGAAATTCAGCCTCTTGGTATCGGTGTCACTAACTTAGCATATTGGCATGCTAAACGCAGTTTTAGATACGGCGAACAAGACGCACTCAATGAAGTTAAAAGCTGGATGGAACATCAAGCATTTTATTTAACAGAAGCAACTGTAGAACTTGCTAAAGAACGGGGCAAGTGTTTGGATAGTGATAAAACTTGGTATGGTCAAGGTATCTTTCCCTGGGAACGTAGAGCTAAAGGTGTTAACGAATTAGCAGACTTTACTCCTGAATTAGATTGGGAAGCACTTAGAGAACAAATGAAAACATATGGTGTTAGAAATGCTACTCTAATGGCAATTGCTCCAGTAGAAAGTTCGTCTGTTGTAATCAATAGTACTAATGGTATTGAAATGCCCATGAGTTTGATTACAGTAAAAGAATCTAAAGCAGGTAGCTTTATTCAAGTTGTTCCAGAATATCACAGATTGAAAAACAAGTATCAGTTAATGTGGGATCAAACTAATTGTGTTGACTACTTAAAAACAGCCGCAGTCTTACAAGCTTATGTGGATCAAAGCATAAGTACTAACACGTTTTATAATCCAGCGCACTTTGCAGACAGAAAAGTACCTACAACAATGATTGCTGCAAACTTGATGTTGTTTTACTATTGGGGCGGAAAGACACTTTATTATAGCTTGATTAATAAAACAGGCTCTAAAGCTGATGCAGAAGAATTACCCCAGATGTTAGAACCTATTAACTATGATGAAGAAAGTGATTGCGAATCATGCAAGCTATGAGTAATGAAGAACAAGAATTGCTAAAAACTGATGATGGTATAATTTGCATTGCTTTAATGGTATATGCTCAATTCATAGAAGAAATGGGCGGCAACACCAAACTCTATGATAGAGTTATGGAACTTTATCACGAAAGACGAAACGCAGATATTAATATAGTAAAGGAAACAGAATGAAACAGAAAATTTTAAAAGCACTAGAAGCACATTTCGTAGGACATATTGAAAAGCATAAAATGAATATAGAGATTATGTTAGCTAATCCTTTAGCTATTCACGATCACACTGATCTTATGAGTGCTATTGAAAAAGAAATTCAACAATTAGTAGAATATCAAGACAAACTTGACGCACTTAAACAACATTTTGGGAAATTATGAAACTGTGATGCACATTAGAGACGAAGGTCAAACAATACAGTATGGATTCAATTTCTATCCATTATCAAGTGATCATTTAGGATTCATACTACGTACCACTAATACCGTTTATTGTTTTAGATTTAGTAAAATCACAAAGAAAATATATATTACCAAACAAGGATTAATAAATGTCAAAACAACAATATAACTTAGAAACAAAAACAGATTATTTAAACAGAAAAATGTTTTTAGATCCTGCAGGTCCGGTAACCATTCAAAGATTTGAAGAATTTAAGTATCCCAAAATTGCCAAGCTAGAAGAAACTGCTAGAGGCTTCTTTTGGATCCCTGAAGAAGTTTCACTAACAAAAGACGCACAAGATTTCAAAGATGCTAGTGACGCGGTCAAACATATTTTTACTAGCAATGTTTTAAGACAAACTGCACTTGATAGTTTACAAGGCAGAGGGCCCAGTCAAATCTTTACTCCTGTTATTTCTTTGCCTGAGCTAGAAGCATTAGTTTACAATTGGACTTTTTTTGAGACAAA